TATCATCATCTCTTCTGATATCAGCTGATCGGTTCAGTTCTTTATTTTCTGCACCTTTACTAATTTCGAACTGTGTTTTAGGTAGTTTTTTTCTAGTATACATTAGAATCTAGCATTAGTTATTTGTAATCTTGTTACTCTTGTATAATGTCCTACACAAATTATACTTAAGCTTTCACCAAATTCAGCTCCAACACTCTTACCATAATCACCATCTTTACCAACTATAAACTGATTTTCATTTGTTTGATCTATCTCATAAAAAGCACCTCTCACTTCAACTATATCTCCAGCAGCTGGAACTAATCCTATTTCACTTAACTTAGGTTTTAAAAACTTAAAGGTCATAGCCTGACTCACATCAATACCAAACTGTTCATCGGCAGCATATGTTTGATCTCCCCTGTCTAATATACAAGTCAATCTTACTGCAGTATAGTATGTTTTTTGTGATGATGCTTCTCCATATAGATTAGCTGCTGAACTTCCTTTTGTTTCTGATAAATAATACTTATAGTAATCCACCTCTTGTTGGATAATGTTATCCAATAGTTCTGTATTTATCTTTTTGATAAATGAATTATCCCTTGAAGAGCCAAACAAACTCATGTGTATTTGCTATTTAATGTAAATGTGCAGCGGTACCTTTGATAGTTGTTGTTGTAGTGAAGTTCCTATTATTGTTTCTTGCTCTAATTGGCCTTGTCTTGTTAAGCTTTGTAGTAGTGTTGTTAGTTCTAGTAGTAAAGCTGTTTTATCTTCGCGACCTTGAGCAATTAAATCAGTACCATTTAAAGTAGTCTCTGCTCCTGGAATTGGTACTGATGAATACTTTCCTCTTACCAAACCTAATACTTCTTTAGAGGTAGCTAAGGTATATTTATAGATCCATTGAACTCCTATGTCTTTGATATTTGCAAACTGTATCCTACTATATGGAACATTGCTTAAATCGCTAATGGATCCTGTGACACTATTTATTGGATTGTTTCTATCATCTACAACAATATATTCAAACCATAAAGTTAATGTGTCAGTTGGAATTGGAAATATCTTTAATTTGTTGTTACGTAGTTCAAATGTGAATCCTGATTTTCTGATTTCATCATTTAGTTCAATTGCTTGCATTCTCAATAAGTCTGCATTAATTGGCATTACCATAAAAGAGACTGCAGGTGAATATGATCCCCAACCAAAGCTATCTAACATTTGCTCAGTACCAGCTCCGGTACCAACGTATGGGTCAAAGTATCTTGATATTGCTGGCTTTGGATCATGAAAAATTCTCTTTATTTCAATACGCTTACCACTTTCACTTACATTTGCCCAAAGTGCGTTTAAGTCATAGCTTTGTGTGGAACTTGTTAAAACTACACTACCCATTTTATAATCTACAGTTCCACCACTTCCAGCTTCAGTACCATAACTTTTAGCTAACTCAATCATTCTTCCCATGTTAGTTGAGACTGTGCGTTGTGATAAATTACTTGAGCTTGGAGCACCAACTAAAGTTAACATATAATCTTTTGCATTATACATGTTTACTTGTGTGCTAAATTCAGTGACTGATTCTTCAAAGGATTTAAAAAAGTTTCTTTCTTGTAATTCAACATCCATAATAGGATATCCCATTCGACTTGCACACCAGTCAGCTACCTTGTCAGCTTCTACTTTAAACACAGGATCTGCGTCATAGTATCCAAAAGAAGTTGGTCGAGATCCAGTGGATGGTACTGCATAGTAGGATGCTGATAATGTTGTGAAGGAAGCTGATCCTGGCCAAATAGATATATTCATATAATCACACTTTCGTATAAATAGTAATCATTTTACAATTAAAACAAAAAGCCCCATATTTCTATGAGGCTTTTTTGCTTGTTAAGCTTGTTTAGTTTAATCTAATGACTAGACTGTACCTAAATCAGCTACGTATACTTTTCCATAAAATTCTGGGCGGGTTACGACTTTCGCATAACGTGTCATTACACCACGACGGGGAATGAAGTTATTTGGATCGTAAACCAATGGAGTCAACATTAATGGAATGTATGGTGCATATACAGCGCCAGTTTCCAAGAATTGTGTTCCACGGAATCCCATAAGGATTGTATTCTCTTGCATGTATGGGTTTTTGTATACTTGGAATCGGCTTGTTAATGCGCCAATTTTTTGTACACCCATTGCATACTTCATTTTTGTTCCATCAGTATCTGCTGCATATCCTGGGATTGACTCAAGAATGTTAGATACATCTGGAGAACATACTAGGAAGTTTGCACCACCACGTAGAGTCTTTGCATGAATCTTGTTAGACACTTTGTTGATCTTAGTTCCTAAAGTAGCAAACCAAGTTCCTTGGATGTAAGCTTGACCGTTAAACTGACTAGCTGCGAAAGCTTGTGTTCCAGTGTTAAACTCATTACCAACTTTAGCTGACCAGTAGTCTGTTGTTGCAGCTGCTGAAATAAGCATGTCCATGATTTCTAAGTCAATTTCCATTGCAACGTATTCTGATAACATTGCTGTCAATTCACCTTCTGCATCAATAGAATGGTAAGCATTCAAATCTTGAGCAAATTCAGGTGTCCAACTAGCTTTCAATTTACGAGTCTTAGCAGTTACTGGAATAGAACGCATTTGCAATTCAATTTCAGGTATGTTAAGGTTTGTGTCAAGTGAACGAGCAGATGATGTTACACCAACTGCTTCATTGTCAGAACGTGTATCATTAGCTGGCTGAATTGAGTAAGATACAGAGCCTGTGAAACCTGTTCCAGTGATAGCTGATCCTAGTACTGCAAATACAACATTAGATCCAGATATTTTTGTGAAAGCTGGGAAATATTGTGTTCCAGCTGTTAATTCTGTTGATCCTGAAATCAAACGGAAAGAACGAACTGCATATTGGTCAAAGTTTGCAAGTGTTGAAGTAGCTATTACAACTTTTTTATAAGTTCCAGTTGCGCCAATAGATCCTGTGAAATCACCATCATAGCTTACATCATCTAAACTAAGTGATGCTGTTCCAGCTACTGTTTGTGTTGATACAACATGATTCTGAGAGTATCCGAAACGACCAGCCCCATAAAGACCATCAGATGGATTTCCAGATGCAGAAGTGATACCTTGTAAAGTACCAACCTGACCTTTACCAGTTGGATCAAATCCAAAAGGTGCTTTACTGTTACCGTATTTAAAGTCTAAGTAAAATACTAGACCTGAAGGTAGATTCATTGGTTGTACAGAAACGAATTCTTTAGCTGAAATTTCAGCGAAGATTCTGCGTACAAGTGGTAAAGCTACCCCGTGCCATTGCTCAAAGCCAGCACCACCAGCTGTCGTAGACATGCTAGTTGATCCCTCTTTAACCAATTGCTTTGCTTGGTTTTCCAAAAGAACAGCGACTGTTGACTTTTGGTTATTGTTTTTTAAACCTTCCATAAGGCCTGTTTTAGACCATTTGGCAATCAGGGGCTTAATTTCTTCCCCTCGGTTTGTGTTGCCCATATTTTCAAATAAATTCATTTTTTGTTTTTGTTTTTAGTTATTACTGATTATTGATTGTGTTGATTGTAATCCACAAGTGATTTGAAACGACTGTAGATATTGTTGCTTTCAGCGATGATTTGGGTTTTCTTCTGTGGAGCGGAAGCGTATCCTTCATTCATCTTTCTTTTAAGAACTGGTTTAGTAGACTTGCCATTTACTGATTCTGCTAATGTAGCATAAATCAATTTAGCTTCGCGTACGTTTTTAGCTCTGTCGAAAGTTTCAATAATTTTAACTTTTTGTGACTCAGTAAGTTCACCTTTTCTAAATAGCTTATTTACAAATAGTAATTTAGCGTTAAGTAAGTTTACTTCGTTAATTTTAGAACGTAAGAATTTGATTACTGAATATGCCTCTTGTAGTTCTTTAACTGACTCTACTGTTGGCTCTTCTTCAGCTGGCTCTTCTTCTGTAGAAGGCTCTTCATCTTCTTCTCTAAGTGCAGAGATGATTTCTTCTAAATCAATTTCTTCTTCTTCAGAATCCATTTCCATTTCTTCACCTTCATGATTTTCCATGTAAGTGTTTTCATCATCCATGGTTTCTTCAGCTGGCTCTTCTGTTTCTTCTTCGTGTTCTAATTCACGAAGAATTTCTTCCAAGTCTTCATCAGTTTCTGGTTCCATTTCTTCTTCAGTTTCTGGGTACTTTCCTTCTTCAGAATCCATTTCCATGTCATCTTCATCAGAATCCACTTCTATGTCATCTTCATCAGAATCCACTTCATCTTTTTCCATGTAGTTCTTCATACCTTCGTTGTCTGGATCTTCATC